CAACATTTTCAGTATTTGGATTCTCACCATTTGGAGTATTTGGATTCTCACCATTCTCTCCAGGAGTAACCCCAGAAGTGACTCCCGCACCTGCAGGAGTAACCCCAGCACCATTCTCAGTGTTTGCATTTACACCAAATGATCCAGCCTTCGTGGCTGCTCAGTAACTTTGTAAACTTATAGCCAATATGGTATAATTTTTAAATGGAAGAAGTAAACAACACTTTTACTGCTGAAGAATTGGAAAATATTATGGCGGATTCAAAAAATAAAGATACGGTAAAGCCATGGGATATGATAAACCCAAACACAGAGTGGGCAGAAAAGTCTTTATCTAATGAAAGATACAGCATTTGTCTTGGATGCCCAGAATTAATTAAACTTACCAGACAATGCAAAAAGTGTGGGTGCTTTATGGCAGTAAAAACTAAACTTCAAGAGGCAAAATGTCCACTAGGTAAATGGTAATGAATAAAAAACAACTAGCACCAGGAATTTTTGTATATTCTGATGTTCTTGATAATCACGAAACACTAGTCCAAGATATTGAAGAAGGTGCTGTTAGTGCTAAGATTGATTGGATACAAGCACAAATAAAACAGGGTGAAGAGTCAAAAATAGATACAGACTACAGAGACACATCTAGTATTAGTGTTAACTATAATGATTCAATTATTAGCAATTTTTCTAACTTTCAGGAAACTTTTTATTCAAGCATATCTAATATTTTTCTTTCTGGCTTTAGCCTTGCAGAGTCTGACTATAAAGCAGAGCATGGTCTTGCAACTACCTGGCACGACTCTTATACTATTTTGAAGTATGGTAAAGGTCAAAAGTTTGTCAACCATATAGATGATCACAAAGACTATCACAGAAGAATGTCATTAGTTTATTATATTAATGATGACTATACTGGAGGAGAAATTGTTTTTCCAAGGTTTGGAATAACATACAAGCCTGCAAAAGATGAGTTGTTAATTTTTCCTTCAACATACGTATATAATCACTCAGTGCTTCCAGTAATAGAAGGAACAAGGTATGCCGTTGTTAGTTGGCTTAGATGAGTGAAAAGGTTGCATGGATTACACTAACAAGTGGTCGTAAAAATTATTTAAAGCAGTCAAGAGAGTCATGGTATAGACTTGTTTCTGGTAAAATTTCAGAAGAGATAATTGTAGACACATCTGGAAATTTGGAGTACCGTGAGTGGCTACTAAAAGAATACCCAAGCGCCAAAGTTTTTTCATTAACTCCAGAAGATGCTATTCGTAAAGACTGGAACAGTGGGATAAGTCAGGCTTATGAATATTTTTATAATATTGCAAAAACAATTGATTGTGATTATGTGCTCCATACAGAAGATGACTATATTCTTTTAAATCCATTAGATATTAATGACGCTATAGATATTTTGAAGTCAGATAGCCATATTGTTCAAGTTCATTTTATTAGACAACCATGGACTAAAGATGAATCAGAAAATGGCGGAGTCCTTAAAAATTGTCAAAGGATGGGAAGTCTGATGACACAAAAAGATAATGGAAAAAGTTCTTGGGTTGAGCATAGATCATATTTTACATTTGGGCCAAGCATATATAAAAAAGAAATTTGTTTTACTAATAGAGATTTAAACAATAATCCAGAACTTGCATTAACTCACAGCCTATTCTTAGATCCAAAGAATAAAACAGCAACATTTGGTACAATAGATGATATGCATTTTGTAGAACACATTGGAGTTGAAAAAGGATGACCCAGGCCCTATCTTGCACTTCTCTTACTCAGGAAAAGTTCTTAGACTATGATTTTGATTCAATAGTTATTAATAATTTCTCTATTAAAAATGATGATGGTCCAGTCACACATGTTCCTGGAGAAACCTATTTATTCCCAACATACTCTCACTACGGTCACTCCTTAATGGATGTATACGCACAGTTTAAAATTCTTAAATTAAAATATAAAGACATTAAGCCATTTTTTTATGAAGCAGGAATGCATGGTCATTATTTTAGAAATAACAGAGTTGCTATTGATCAAATGACTAACCTTGGTTACCCAGAAATAAATGTCTCTAATCTTGCAGTTGGCAACTATGAGTTTGAAAAAGTTATCATGTTTTTTGATATGAACAATACTTTTCCAGAAAGTTTTTATCAATCAAATGGAGCCAGTCGAAGCAGCAACTATTTTCCATTCTGTGATTGCTACATGGGTACAGAAAAGTGTGGAGAAAGTAAATATTTTAAATATAACTATCTAGCAATAGATATGTTAAAGGATGATTTTAAACATCTATTTAGTAATCAAAAAACAGAAAAATTATTTATTTCGAGAGAAAGATATAACAAAAAATATCAAGAAGAGATTGACTTTTATTCAAAAAAAGAATTTCTTACAGATGAAGAAAGAAGCAGGGCCATATGGGCAAAAGCCAGGTCGACATCAAAAGAAGTGTATATTCAAGAACTATTTAAAAACAATGGGTACACCATTGTGCATGCAGAAGACTACAGTCTGTTTCAGCAGATACAACTTTTTAGTTCTGCAAAAGAAATTGCCAGTATTTCTGGAACAGGGCTATTTAATACTTTTTGGTGTGATAGTAGAACAAAGGTCTTTGAGGTTTTGGCAGTTCCAGGATATCACTATCACTACAAAGAATTTGCAGAGTACTCTGGAACAGATCACTCATACATTGATGTTGTTGGTCTTTCTGATGAAGACTCTATTACAAAAATACAAGATAGTATAAAGGAACAGTTAGTGAATGGCCTACCTGGACAAATAGATATGTCGCTTGTAGAGCAGGCTCGTGCAGAAAATAGGATTCATATTTTTAAAAATGTATTTCCAGAACTACCGTCCTGGGATACACTTATCTCTGTTATATCTCAATATGTAGATGAAGATTTGCAAAAGTTTCCAGATAGGTCATATCTATCTAACTCAAACCTTCAAGATGAGTATTTAGATATGAGATTAAAATGTAGATTTTGGTCAAGGCTTGCTTTTCAATTATATGATCCGCAAGATCCATACATGTCTATAATTCCTGAATTAGACCCAGTTACAGAGTGGGGACTTTCTGAGTACGATGCAGATATTTATACTGGTAACTTTGGTCTTATTTCTTTAATGAAAAATAAAGGGGTAGTCGGAAGTAAGCATAGTGATTATGTAGATCAGTTCCAATGGGTTGTTAAGGGTGAAATGATATGGCGTACAGGAGAGAACTTAGAGAATGAATATCATCTTGTAGAGGGTGACTTTGTCTTTATCCCCAAAAATCTAACACATGAGGTCGAAACCTTTAAAGCCCCAAGAGCAGCAATTAATATAATCCTAAGAAACTAAAAAGCACCCATAGGTTTTACCCTATAGGTGCCCTTAGTTCTTATAATTTACTTAGGAAATTTGCTCATCCACATTCTGGTCTTAGGGGTAATGCCCTTCCAAGAAGACCAATCATCTCCACCCTTTGTCATATAGTATGCAATTTCAGCATTCTTGACGGGATTAAATAGTTCAGCATTTGATTCAAGATCAAACTTAGTTCTACGATCAGGACCAAGTGTATCAATCATATTAATTTGGAACATACCATAAGACGAGTCTCCAGTCTTGTGATTGCCATTAAAGGCCAATGGTCGTCCATTAGATTCTTTCTTTGCTACTGCCCAAGCGACTATAAGGTCCTTGCCTTTAAAGCCAACAAGTGAAAGCAGTTGTTTTAGTTCTATGTCTGTTAGAGAAGTCTTATTTTCAAAACTCTCCAACATTTTTGCTTTAGAAACCAAAAAAACCTCTTTCGAGGCGGTTTCCGATGTCTGAGCCTGTTCAAGACTAAGATTGTTCTTTGTATCAAGATCTGAAATAGCATTAGCAGAGTTAGACATAACCGTTACTAGTGCTACGATACTGAGTGTGCTAATGATCTCTTTGTTTCTTTCGATAAATTTAATCATAGTTTCCTCCTTAGAAAACAATAACACCTTGGTAGGTGTTACTACCTAGTATAACATAATTTTGAGCCAAAAGTCAAATCTGGGTGTATAATAATTTTATTATGACTACATATGCTAATTCTATTACGGGAGTTAAATATCCCCTTGAAACTTCGCCTGTAAACGTACATGGAGACTTAAAAAAGTTAGCAGAATCACTTGATGCCATACTTCCAGCATACGGCGTATCATATTTTCAAATTGAGGTAACAAATAACAGTGGTGGAATTATCGGAGCAGGAACACCTGTATATGCCACGGGATATACAACAAAAACAACTATTGCAAAGGCACTAAGAGCAACAACATCTCCAATACTTGGTTTATTAAAAAATACAACTAACAACGGGTCTGATGGAATTGTAGTTGTTGCTGGAGTTATGGAAGGTTTGAATACTTCGAGTTTTGTATCAGGAAATGTTTTGTATGTTGGAGAAACGGGTGGTTTGACAAATGTTAGACCAGCAGGTGGATCAGGAGCAGTTGGAATATGTGCTTATGCACATAACACAAATGGAATTGTAATAGTAGAAGCAAAAGGAAACGGTACCTGGGGAGCCCTCAGAGACGGTCTAGCGTGATATAATAAACTATGGCAACTTTTAGAAATCAACCAACAGACTCTTATGCTCTTGGCGCTGCCCCACCAGAAATTAAGTGGACAGTTGTTCGTGGTGATTCAGCAGCCTTTCGTGTTTATGTAACCAATGATGCAAGAGAGCCACTTCTTCTTGAAGACTGGCAAGTTGCTATGGATATTTATCGTCCTTCAACAAGTACAAAAATTTTAGATCTAACTCCTCAACCTATTGAGTTTCAAGATACTGAGGGAAGTTTTACAGTTACACTAACATCCTCACAATCTAGACTTCTTCAGACAGGAGATATCTTCGACATACAACTCACAGAACTTCTATCCGAAGGCAGAGTTTGGACGGTAGCCAAAGGCTCAATGGTTATTGTTGAAGACATAACACAGTAATGCAAACAACTCATCAATTAGCCCACGCACAAATAACAGAGTTAGAATCAAGGTCTGTAAGAATCGATTACTTGCAACCAAAAGCAGTAGTTCTTGAGTTATTACCCTTTAGAGTTAAGTTTACAAATGTAAGTGTCTTTGGATATTCAAAAACAAACCCACCCCCAATTCCCCTTCAAGTAATTGGCTACAGCAACTATATTCTCTAATTATCTTATTAAAACGGGTGATATAATTACCACATGGCTAAGATATCAATCGCAAGTGTAAAGGCCCTGTTTCAAACAGGTGACAGACCTACTCAAGAAAACTATGTAGATCTAATCGATACCGCAACTGCTCAATCAACAGATTTGGGTTCTGCAGGTAATAACGAAGTTACAGTCAACGGGATTGAGAACCTAACTGTTGTTGATAACTTTGATGCAACAGAATGGCGCATGGTTAAGTATGTTATTTCAATAGCAAAAACCACTGCAGGAGCCAACAAGTTCTATTCAACTGAGTTAACAATTCTTGTTGACGGAATAAACATAAATGTTACAGAATATGCAACAATCGACAATGATGGGAATATTGGCACCATTAATGTCTCCCGCACTGGAAATACCGTGGCTTTGACAGTCACTCCAGTAAGCGGTATTACACCTATAACAGTTCGTTACGCACGAATTGGTTTAAAGGCTTAAGGAGATATAAAAAATGGCAACAGTAAATAAAAATTTCAAGATCAAACAAGGTCTTGTCGTTGAAGGATCTACCGCAACAGTTGGTGGCTTTAACATTCTTACAGAGAATCAGGCTTCAGAAGACTACATCGTTGGTATTGTTGGAGGAACTACACTTGTTACCTCCGTTGAATCAACACAGATGGAAGTTATTTCTGGCGAACTAAATATTAAATCAGGAGTATTTGATGCTTCAGGCGCTGCAGCAGCAGCACAATCTGCAGCAGTATCAACTGCTTCAGCAGATGCTACTTCAAAGGCTAATGCAGCGCAGAGCGCAGCGGAGGCTACCGCATCAGCAGACGCAACTACTAAGGCTAACAACGCTAAGTCAGGTGCAGAAGCAACAGCCTCTGCAGATGCAACATCTAAGGCCAATGCTGCACAAGCAGCAGCGATCTCAGCAGCAGCAACTGATGCTACTACTAAGGCCAATGCTGCACAGTCTGCAGCAGAAGCAACAGCAGCATCAGCACTTACATCTGCAATTAACACAGAGGTTGCAAACCGCAACACAGCAATTGGAACTGCAGTAGATAATCTTGTTGACGGTGCACCAGCACTTCTTAATACATTAAATGAATTAGCAGCAGCGATTAATGATGATGCTAACTACACAACAACACTTACATCATCACTTGCAACAAAGGCACCACTTGCTTCTCCAGCACTTACTGGAGTCCCAACAGCACCTACTGCAGCAGCAAATACTGATACAACTCAGATTGCAACTACAGCATTTGCTAAGGCAGAAGCAGATGCAGCACAGGCTGCAGCAGAAGCAACAGCCTCTGCGGATGCAACATCAAAGGCTAATGCTGCAGTATCAACTGCTTCAGCAGATGCTACTTCAAAGGCTAATGCTGCACAGGCTGCAGCAATTGCACACGCAGATGCTCTTACAACATCTGATGTGGCAGAAGGAACAGCACAGTATTTCACGGATGCTCGTTCTAAGGCTTCAGCAGCAGATCTTTTGACTGGTGCTACAAAAACTAACATTACAATTACAGGTTCAGGTTCAGGTCTTGTTATTACCGCAGAAAACGGTGTAGCAGAT